TAGTGCAAATACTGACGGCCTAACAGGAAATCAGACTTTACGTTTTGCAAGAGGTACACCAAATGTTGCAGGTGACATGGCATACATTTACTCTGACGGAGTCAATTACATTGTTGAATCGCAGTCAACGAATGCCAGCGCAATCCTAGCTGTCTAAGAAATCAAAAATAATTTTTAACTCACAGGTTAAGAATTATGCAATTAAGGAGCGCTTTTGCGCTCCTTTCTTGTATTTGATAAGACAGAGCTTCCAAAGCTATATATTTACTACTGCTAGAGTTTCTGGAGAAGTCTGTGGCAACATTCGCTAATACAACTAACCCAACACCATTCGGCGCGTTCGATAGTAACTCAGAGTTTCAATCTGATGCTGACAAGATGGTAACGTTTGTTAAGCGTAAGCTTGGTGATGACATTTTGTCTGTTGAGCTGACCAAAAAACAGATTTGGGCAACTTTTGAAGAGTCTGTTTTTGAGTTTAGTAAGATTGTAAATGAGTACCAGGCCAGATCTCAGCTTTCTGCCTTCTTGGGCACAGCGACTGGAAGCCTCTCAGGATCACAGGGAAAATATCCTCGACCCACAATGGAATTTTTGGAAAGGCAAGCTGAGCCTTACGCCGGCGCAGCGGGAATCGGCGGACTTAGCAACACAATCTCTGGGTCAATACAGCTTGTTGATGGCCAGCAAGACTATGATATCTATACGCAGCTTAAGGATGGAAATGATGATCTTGTTGTATCATCATCTATGAACACTTACAGCTCTAAGATGAAGATTCAAGAAGTGTTCCACTTCAATCCGCAGGCTGCCTATCGCTTTTTTGACACAACGTCAGCAATCAACTATCTTAATAATGAATTTAGTTTCGAATCTTTTACACCCGAAACTATATTCTATGTTCTTCCTGTTTTCGAAGATATCTTGAGAGCAGGACAGATGGACGTCTCCAACAGAGTGAGGCGCTCAAATTATAGTTACAAAATAATCGGAACAAACATAAGAATCTTTCCTACGCCTACGGGCAACCAGTCTAATAAAAAATTGTGGGTAAGAGTAGGTTTCTCTCCTAATCCCTTGGATCCCCCGTTTACTGATAATACAATCGACGGCGTGTCAAACCTATCAGATATTCCTTTTGGGGTTCTTGAATATTCTAACATAAACAGCATTGGCAAACAATGGGTTCGCCAGTATGTTCTTGCGCTTTCTAAAGAGCTGTTAGGATACGTTAGATCTAAATTTAAAACTCTGCCAGTTCCAAATGCAGATATCTCTTTGGATGGTGAATCTCTTGTCTCGCAGGGCAGAGAAGATAAAAAAGATCTTGAGGCCAAATTAAGAGAGATGCTTGATACTCTTACGTATGACAAGATTATTGAGATGAACGCGACCAAGGCAGAAAACATACAGAAGCAATTGAAAAAGGTTCCCATTCCTAATGGGCGCGCCATCACCATGGGTTAGGAGAGATAGTTGGGACGCTTATTCATCACTCCGAGAGAAATAAATCTCGTAAATGATCTCACCAAAGAGCTGATCAAGGATGTTGTAGGTCAAAAGATCTACTATTATTCTATTTCTGCTGCAAGAACAAAGATCAATGAACTTTATGATGAAGCTCCAGAGAAAATATTTGAAACCCCAATCGAATTAGACTGCCTAGTTGATTATCAAGAGCCTACGTTTAAGACTGATCGTTACGGACCAGAAAAAACGCAAAACATCGAGGCATACATTCAGTCCCGAGATCTGATAGACAAAGAAATCGATGTTCAGGTTGGTGACTTCTTTACGTACGGAACTGTAATATTCGAAATAACCTCAGTTACTGTCACCAGAAATTTATTCGGTCAAATTGAATACAGCGACGGAGTTAAGATTATAGGGCGTCAAAGCCGCAAGCAAGTATTCTTTACCAAAGTTCTTGGCCCTACAGATGAAAGCTACTCAGATCCTGATGCTGTCCAGGAAACTTTTGTTCAGCAAAGAGGTTTCAAAGAGAATCAGCTCGGCGTTACAGGAGATGTAAGAGCCTTACAGAAAAATGACGTGTTAACTCCTCCCATAACAGGCCCGAAAGAAGTCTCGGAAGAAGGCGACCCACAAGATGTAGGCAGTGCCTTTTACGATGAGTAATAAAAATGACCGTACGTGAATCCATTACAGACCCTTCGTTGAATCCCACTTCTAAGAAGGAGCGACTTCCTTCTGGGCTAGAAGGCCAGAATATACCCGCAGACTTTAATCTACCTCCATGCGGTATCGAGGATATCGACAAGGCCCTATTCAACCTTTTCGACAAACAAATACAGTTTACGATATCGCAGAAAGAACAGAATAGAAAAGTACCCGTTGTTTTTGCCACAGGCGAACGCTTTGCTTTGATTAAAAGAAAAGTCCCAATCAGAGATGAAAACGATGCGTTCATATTGCCCTTGATATCAATTAGAAGAACCGGAATTGACCAGTCACCTAATAGTGAGCGTTTAGCAGATGTAGGAAGCCTAACTCTAAAGAGGCGCCTAAGCAGTAGAGATCCTATTTACCAAAATCTAGTTAATCCGGAAAATCTTCTGCACCAGGAAAATGCAAGGTCTGAAAACCATAATCTTTCAAGCACAGATCCTAGATCTACTAAGCCTGACACTGTAAATTCTAGGCGCCTAAATTACAAGACAGCCTCCGGCGGCGCTGTTATTTCTAATCAATTAAATTCACACCACATTTACGAAGTTATTACTGTTCCTTTTCCGCACTTTGTGAACGTGTCTTATGAGATAACTTTTTGGACATCATATACGTCTCACATGAACCAGATGATCGAAAAGCTAGTAGGATCTTACACGGGAACTAGAAATCAATTCAAGATAGAGTCTGATAAGGGCTATTGGTTCGTCGCTTATCCCGACAACTCCATGTCCAGCCAGTCAAATCTAGATGATTTCACTAATGAGGAAAGAATAATTCGATACACGTTTAACATGGAGGTTCCAGGATACATTGTGGCGTCTCAAAATCCTGGTGATATGACCCCATTTAGAAAATTTGTTTCTGCCCCTGATATTGCATTTGACGTATTCACTGCTAATGCTCCGATAGTCCAGCGACCATCCGGTCTACCCGACCCTACTGGTGATGTTGATAAATTTATCCTATCAGATGTTGCTGATATCAATACAGCGGGTGACATAGTTGAAAATCCAAGACACGAGTACCTTAAAGCAAGGACTTTAATGCGCAATGTTTTAACTGACGAAGTTGAAATAGAGTACCTAAAAGTTCTCACCAGAAATCAAAGAAAAGGTGAAACTGTAATCAGCGCAAGGATCGTCAACAAGATCGATGAGCTTTAATAAGACTTTTGAGGCTCCTTGACATATTTATAACCGTAATGTGAGCCCAGTAGGAGACTGAGTATATGGCTGAGCAGACTTTTCGATCTCCGGGATTTTTCGAACAAGAGGTTGATTTAACACAGAGAGTTCAATCCCCAACAGGTACTCCTGCAGGCGTCGTAGGCACTGCAGAAAAAGGCCCTGCCTTTGTCCCTGTAACAGTAGGGTCTTTCACCGATTTTAAGACAAAATTTGGCGACCTTGATTCAAAGAAATTTGGACCATACGCAGTTAATGAGTTCCTCAAAAACAGAGATGCAGTAACATACGTTCGAGTTATAGGTGCAGGCGCAAATACAGAAGTTAGCGATATAACTAGAACTAAAGTCCAGGGAAGTGTTAAGAACGCAGGATTTAAGATTACACCTGATAATTCTGATCCTCGCTTTTCATTAAGTACTGCGCACATCTTGACTGCAAGGCATTTCTTATCAGCATCCGAAGTTTACGGATTCCCGATCTTTACTCATAACGATTCCTACAACAGTGACAACTTTGTAAACCTCGTCAGGGGTGTAATTTTTACAACTACGGATGCTCGTGCAGGAGTTCTTAGTGGTAGCTTCACTGCAGATCGACTTACCGCGAAGCTCTCAACTGAGGGTGGAGATAATTTTGCAAGCATTAGTACTTCTGGAGATATGACAGACAGGTTTAAATTGTTTATCTCTTCTTCAGATACGTCATTTGCCACCGCAGACGGTGTTACTGGCGTCAAGGTCTTAACTGCTTCTCTTAACCCTAGAAGCAAAGATTATATTCGCAACGTCTTGAATACTGATCCCGCTAAATTCTCTGAGGAAAAGCATCTGCTTTACGCAGCGTTTGATGTTGAACCTGAGCTTGCTGCAGTATCTACTTTAGCAAATTCAGTTGGAATGACATCAGGTTCCACAAATACTTCCTCTAACAATCCAGCAGGTGATAACTACAACATAGCGTATGGAAGATTTGATACAAGATTTTCTACGCCTAAGACAACTAAATTTATTTCACAGCCCTTTGGAAAGACCGAATACGAGCTGTTCCACTTTGAGTGCCTTGACGACGGTGCTTACGCTAGCGGAAAATACAAGGTTTCCATTGCTAATGTCCGAGCAAGCACTAACGATAACGACCCGTATGGAACCTTCTCAGTACAGGTAAGGCTTTATGATGACAATGATAAGTCTCCTGAAATATTAGAGGAATATCCGCAATGCGATCTGAACCCCAACTCAGAAAATTTTGTCGGCAGAATGATCGGGGACAAAAAGGCGCGCTTCGATTTTGACGCCGAGAGAGAATCAGAGCGCAGAGTCGTAGTTTCAGGCAAGTACCTGAACAAGTCTAACATTGTGAGAATTGTCATAAGTGAAGCTCTCCAGAATGGAAATGTGCCGGCAGAGGCGCTACCCTTCGGCTTCCAGGGAATACCTACCCTTAAGACAACTGACACACTTACTGATTTCCGCACTGAAGGAGCTCCAAGGCTTTCAATACACGGTAGCTCTTCATACATTGGAGCAACTAACGCTCCTCTAACGCAGTCAATCATGCCTCCAGTACCTTACACTTTTAAGACCACTAACGGAGCAGTGAGCGAAGGAACGATCCGAGCTGTAGGCCACCCAGGCACGCTTGAAACAGTTGACAACAGAATCTACTGGGGCGTGAAGACTACCGCGCTGGATCCAGACAAGACAATATCTGGGCAAGAAACTACAGGTATTGCCAACGCAGCATTGAAGTCCAACGCAGGCAGCGCCATTAACCGGGGCCTAAAAGATCAGCTTAAGTTCCTAGGTATCGAAAAAATGGATGTTCTTGTGACAGGTTCGCAGATTATCCCTGCGAACGCAGCTCAGAGAAAGACGTTTAACAACAATAAGTTTTCTCTCTCGCGAGTGGCACTTGGACGCCAAGCGGGAGGATCTAATACAGGCGCTTACACCGACACAGAAATCACGGGTACAGTAGGCGAAAATATGCTCGATGCAGCTTACATTCGTGATGCCTTTGTTGATCCCAGCACTTACACACTCAGTGACGGCACGCTTCTTAACAGAATTACTTTCGCGACGCTCTTAAATCAGACTTCTTCCGTAACCTTCAATAAGTTTACAGATTTTATGAAGTTTACGAATGTTTTCCACGGCGGATTCGACGGCCTAAACATT